GAAACCTACTGTCTTATACTCAAATCCCCACTTCTCTACCAATGGTATTTGTTTATGTAGTAAAGGATCAGTACACCACATAAACAATACACAATCTTTATCTGCTAGGTCACCTATCGGTAAATTTTCTATATCTTTCATTGTCATAGTAGGATAATGATTAGCAGGATTAGTTTGTGCCTTATCATTATTATAGTTTTGAAAATGCCAAGGAGGATCGGCGTAAATTATGTTATACTTTTTATCAATGTCCATATTGTCAATATTATTATAAAAAATGTTTTAGTATCAATAGTTGTTATTGCAATTCTTTGACCCCATTGAACGCCTATAAAGATTGTAAAATATAAAATAAATAAATTTGTTATCATAGTTTATACTCAAAATTTTGTGTTACGTCATTTATATTTACTTGTTTAGCACCGTTTTTAATATGGAAGTGTGTTGCCATTGGTGTTAAAGGAGATAAAGTAACTACTCTTTTAAATTTTTCTTTTATAGCCCACTCTTTTAATTTGTTTATAATCTCTCTGCCTGCACCCTTTTTACGAGACCATACAGTATATGCTACAATTATTTCACCTCTTTGACCATCTTGATTGGCAGCCTGTGACATGTAATCCATTTCTCTTACAGTAAATGGTACTTCAGGACATAATGCAATACAAACAATGGCCTCTATCTCATCCTTATATTCTAGACCAAATATTTTTCTACCATTTTGTATTCTAAAACCTAAAGTTAATTCAGGTCTTACAGGATCCTCTGATACATCTATGTTATCTAGTTCAACTAATTCTGTACCTTTGACCCATTTAAAAAAGTTATTTAAGTTATCTTTTATTTTTATCATCCGAAAAATGCCTCCAAACTTGCTTTCTTCTCCTGTGACCAACCGATTGCTTGTAATATAAATCGCATAGGGTCAAGGAATGTTTTTTCAAATTGTGTTTCACGATCTATATATTTGTCTAATTCAAACTCTTTAGGTAATGTTGTAATATAACTAATCACATCAAATCTAAATGGGTTTGCTTCTATTAGTTTTAAAAATTTAATCTTATCACCCTCTCGTATATAAGGATATTGTTTATGTAATTTCATTTCTTTTAGTTTGTGATTATAAATCAAAGAACCTTTTACATGTATTGGTGTACCTTTACTGAATATAGTTGCTGGGTTTTTATACTTTTGAATATTGTTACATGATCTAGGAAAAGATATTGCTTCAGCAGATAGTTCATCAAACTCTGTTTTAAAATCAGCAATAAATTTTTGTAAAGTATCTTCATCTTTATTCATAATAATTTTAATTGCTTCTTTAATCTTACCTCTGCAAACTTGTGGTGTTGATGATTTAACTGCCTCAATACCCATGATCTTTAGTTTAGGATCAGAAAGTCTTACACCCTCATCGTCTAATACATTTAACATATATCTTTTCTTTGCAACCCATATACCTTTGTTTGCAATTACTTCACGTTTCATTACCATACAATTTTTAAATGCATTTGTATAATCAGATAGTTCATTAAAACATTTTTCAATATACGGCTCTAGTCTACTGTTAACAACCTTATCAATAAAGTTACATATTTGTTCATTGTTTTTACCTTTACAAGTTTTCTCAACAAGTTTATCTAGTGTTACATAAATTGAATCTGTATCAGAGGCAACAATATAATCAAAGTCTTCATCTTGTTTTAATATCTTGTTCATATAATCATTAACTTTTTGTTCAATGTATCTAATAATAAATTGACCTGCTGTAGTTATGGCACTTGCTTGTCTTACATCGTAAAATCTAAAGTATTGATTACCAACTGCACCATAAGCTGAGTTCAAGGCAATCTTTCTTGCCCACTGAATGTTATGACATCTGGCAATTTCTCTTTGTAATTCTGGTGTTGGTGTTTTTTGATATTCTTTTTTAGCCTTGATCATTCTTTTCTTATAGATCACACGCTCATTGTACATTGTTTCCATCATTTCAGGTAAGAAACCTTGACTATCATTTTTAAACTTTGCACCGTTAGGTGTTATACAAGCATGTTCATTTTTTAAATGAGACAAGTCTATGTTTTGTTTTAACATTTTGTTTACTGAAATACCAGAAGGATCCTGGCCTATTATCTTTTCAGGAGAAATATTATATTGTATAATGATATGTGGATATAGTGAGTTAATATCAAAAGAACATACCCACTTGTGCTGACCAACTGTAGGGTCTTTTACATAAGCGCCTTCGTATTTTGTATCTTTACTATGTTCTTCTCTTGGTGGTATGCATATGTTTTTTTTCAATAGATGATTGGCAATCAAAGTATCCCATACTCTAACTTGTGAAAATATATCATCATAGTTTACTTTAGATTCATAGGCAACAGTTAATGCTAACTCAATTAAACCAAGTTTATCTTCTAATGCGTCAACAATCTCAACGTCTTGTATGTTGTAATCAATAAATTTTTGAAAGTCTTTCTCATAAAATTCTCTGAAAGTAGAATAAGGGTTTACGTTTTTGTTTTGACCAAGTTCTACTTCACCAATATAATCTAGTTTATAACTTTCTTGTCTAGTAGGTATAAACCATCTGTACAGATCAAGATAATCTAACATCACTGTACCTTTTAAAGTATATGTTGTTTGTGGTCTACCTCTTACCATGATTTCAATCTTTTCAATCATACCCCACGGCGACATTTTGTTTGCAACCTTTTCACCTGCAACTAGTTTAATTCTATTCATCAAGTAAGGTAGATCAAAGAATTTAGTATTCCAGCCAGTGACAACATCTGGATAATTCTTAAGCCAAAACTTCATAAACTCCATGAGTAAAACGTTTTCGTTTTTACATTTAATAAAACTTATATCAGTTCTATCTGTTTTGTAGTCTCCAATAGCCCACGTTAAAATTTGTTTGTTAGTTTGGTTCTTAACAGTGATACAAATGATTTCTTCGGTAGGGTTTTCTACATCTGGAAAACCATCTGTTACTGTAGTCTCAATATCTATAGTGAATATTTTAATATACTTTTTATCCCACTTGATGTTTTCTGGAAATTGTTCATTGATGTATTGATAATGAAATCTTTCTAGACCATATATCGGAGAGTTTTGAGTTGCAACATCACGTCTAAATCTTCTAGCGTCATTGATGTTTTTAAATTTTATAGGGTTTAGATTTCTATTATCTAATGTTTTAAACTTACTATCTTTTTGTGTTAAAGAATATAGAGTAGGGCCAAAGTCTATCTTTTCTTTATAGTCTTTGCCATCATGTATACCTCTAACAAGAAGTTTACCTTTGTGTTCTATAACTGATTTATAAAAGTTCATCATCAAGTAAATGTAAAGTTATGCCGTCAAGTTCCTCTGTTAATGTTAGTTGACAACTTAATCTGCTTATGCCTTTCTTATAAGATTTCTCATATTCTAATATTGATTGTTCAGTACTATTATAATCTATTTCACCTAATTTGGCAATCCAGGCATTGTTTACATATACGTGACAAGTACCACAAGCACAACAACCACCACAACTAGCAGGAATCTCATCTAGATCAGCCTCTTTGGCTGCCTCCATAACAGTGAAACCTGGTGGCACTTTTACTTGGACTTTTTCGTTATTTGTCCTAATAAAATTTACCGTTATCACGTTGCTTCTGTTATAAGTTTACTGTTTTTTGTTATGATTGAGCTTGTGTTTTGCTCGTAAGATGATCTTATCTCATCTTTTGGTTCTGTCATAAAAACAACTTTGTCTTTACTAACAGTTACCGTATCTTTTTTACCAAAGGCATTGTACAGTGACATCATTAATTGTATTGGTTGTCCTGGTCCTCTTTGTTGAGGTATAATCACGAATGGATTTTTTAAACTTATGCCTTGATCGTTTTCTCCTACCTTGGCAATTACATCTTCGCCTGTAGATAGTCTTAATATTTTCACTTCTTCCATAATATCTCCTATGTTGTTAATTATATATGATTGCCTATAAAAAGGCAAGCGTTATTCTTCATCTTTATCGTATTCTTTGTCAACCGGCTTTAGTCTTTTACTTAATACAAACGTTCTATTAGGGTTGACACTAATATTCATTTGTCTCATTATCTCACGATTCACCAACAAATCGGAATGTGCTCTCGGTCTATTATCTAAACCTACTTCTACATCTTTATATGTAAAACCATTAAATGTAATATCCATAAGAATCGTTGGTCTTGTTTCAGATGGTTCTTCTCCTTCAGCATTTGCTCTGAATACTTTACTTATACCATGTCTTGGTTTACTATAAGTTTTACCATTATATTTCCATTTAACAATTTTATCTTTACTTAAAATATCATCGGCGTGTAAAGCACATGCTTTAGCACCGTTACCTGTATCAAATTTTGCTCTGACTTTTAAACCATCTTCTAGTTCTACCGTTTCTAACCAGCCACTCTCTATTAAAGATTGTCTGTCCCAATTAGTTCTATCTGATATATAATCTACCAGATATTCCATCATTTTTTCACCGTCTATTCTACCAGATGGTTCTGGATCAGAATAATAATCTTTATATTGGTAACCTTGATAATCAGCACCTGATCCTGGACTACCATTAATTTCTAAAATGTATGGTTTTTTATTGTTTACTATATGGTCAACTCCTACCATATATGCTTTTGAAGCTCTTGAAGCTTTTAAAACTAGTTCGTGTTCTTCATCACTTAAAATATAAGGCATTGCCTCGGCACCTCTATGTGTATTTGATCTAAAGTCATATGAGCTATGTACTCTTTTTGTACTTGCAATAACTTTATTATCTACTACAAAAGTTCTTACATCAAACTTTGTTTCCATAAATTCTTGTATTAAAAGTTCAGCACCTAATTTCCACATGGCTTGTACAGTAGCAACCAGGCCTTCATAACTTTCTATTTTAACTACACCAACACCTTGTGTACCTGTTAGTGTTTTTAATATGACAGGAAACTTACCACCAATTAAATCTAGACCTGTTTTTATATTTTTTTCGTTAGATATAAAAGCAGTTCTTGGTGTAGGTATACCATTTTTTTCAAATAGTAAAGCTGATGTTAATTTATTATCACAAGTAAGCATAGCAGCTCTTGTGTTCATCATAAAAGATTGTGAATTTTGAAAGGCAGATATTAAAGACAGTCCAGCTTCGTCTTCCACTGCACCACCTCTTGTTATACAGGCAGTATCTTTACCTACGAAAGTATGTTCACCGTTCTTACCATCGTAGTTAAACACCGTTAGGGTGTTCTTATCTTCATCTTTACCTGTAATAATGGTTGTTTTTGTATTGACTATAACACACTTGATCTTTTGTTTGATACAAGCTTTTTCTATAAGTTCAACAGTTGAATCTTTGTTAGGTTTATCTGAATCGTTTATAGTTAGGATAGCAACTGTCATTGCTTTATCCTTACGTGTCTGTTTATTCTCTGTTATATAGTCTCTAAACTTTGGTATCTGCATTATCTTCCTTAACTATTTTCTTACCTATATTATATTTAGCAGATAATATCCACTCTTTTTTCTCTTTAAATGGTAATACTTTAATTTGTGATAATGGTGCCTTGTTTGATGTTGCTGTTTCTTTTTCAACAATATCTATTAAATTCCAGTCTTGTAACAATATAGCAATAGTATTTCTACGTTGAATATCGTTGTTAATTAGAGTTGCTTTCTTGCCGTCTAAAGCAAATAACTCTTTAAAATGTACTATGTAATATTTCCCTTGTTTATGTAGAATATGACAAGATTGAAATAATGTTTTATCTTTTCTACTTGCGACACCTATTCTAGTAAGTGTTTCTCTGACTTTTAAAAAATCATCTGGTTGGGTTAGAGTTACTTCTAACATACTATCCTGTGACCACTTTACTTCTTCATTCATCTAGTTCTCCCGCCTTTATATGTGGCTTCTTTAATCTTATTAATTTGTTCTTTTGTGAGTATAGTTAGGGCTTGTCTTGCTTTTTCGTTACTATAGCCATAATACTCTTTAATACTTTCCAAGTCATTCAGTTCAGTTTGCTTAAGCCATTTGCCTCCAAAACGTTTCTTTGGTCTGATACTATTTAGTAAAAAGGTAAACTGTATATCTTTGTCCAAGAAGTGGTAACCATTCATTTCATTGGCATGTGGAAGTGTGTCCCAAAACATAGATAAACACTTATTAATGACGTATGGAGGATATTTTTTAGACCAGGCGATATCCGTGGTATCCAAAAGGTTGACTTTTGTTTCGTTTATAGCTTTTAAATAATCTTTCAATTCGTACATAATAAATTCTGGTGCCCTTTGTCCGAGTCGAACAGACGACCTACTGATTACAAATCAGTTGCTCTACCAGCTGAGCTAAAAGGGCTACTTTTTAAATCTCCCTCGTCCCATATAATGGTCTCCAGGTTCATAGTCCCAACGTTTACCGTGATGTCCTCTGATATCTGCATACCACATTCTTAATTTTACTATAAGTTTCCTATAAAATGTTCTTCTTGCCACTTCTTATTCTTGCCTTTATCTTTAATGTTATAAATGATATAATTCATTCTTTGTTCGTATTTATACATTCGTTTATTTAAACTTACAATTAGCCATAATCTCGGTCAAACAAGCGACTATGTTGATCTCATGGTCTGCCACAAAGGCAGCCTTGTATTGGTAACCAGCGATGATCAGTATTGCTTGTGGTACAGATTTAGGCTCTAGAGTTTCATATAGAATATCATAAACACCTCTGAATAAATCAGTAGAGTCCACATCTAAATGGTTTACTACCCACTTTCTCATACTATCAAACTCTTTTTTATCTAAATGAACCATAAGATTTTTATAGTCGGTCTCTTTTAGATTGAATAGAATACCACTGTCAATTTTACCACGTACAGAATACCTTTGAAGTTCATTGATAGTTCTTCTAAAATCTGGATAATGTTTTTCAATTAACTGAGCTAGTATCTTCTTATCATATTCAATATCTTGCTCTTTTAATATGCCTTCCATACGTTTCATAAACGCAACAGCAGTTTTCTTAACTTGACCATTAGTGACCTTGAAGTCAATAACAGTACAACGACTATGTAAAGCTGGTATGATTTTATGTTTATAATTACAAGTAAATATAAATCTACAGTTATTATAAAAACTTTCTATGAAGTTTCTTAAAGCAGGTTGTACTGACTCTGCGTTTGTGTAATCTGCCTCGTCAATTATGACTACTTTGTGTTTTGATTCTGTATTAAAAGATACTGTTGTTGCAAAGTTTTTAATCTTATGCCTCAAGGTATCTATTTGACGACCCTCATCTGAACCATTGATTACTATATAATCTAAATTTAGTTCCTCACACAAGGCTCGTGCTACAGTTGTTTTACCAGTACCGGCAGTACCAGTTAATAACATGTTTGGTAGTTCTTTTTTAGATAGAAACTCTAGAAATGTTTTCTTTGTTTCCTCTGGTAAGATACAATCGTTTATTGTTTTAGGTCGGTATTGTTCAACCCATAAAAAATCTGTCATTGTCTAACTCCTTAAAATTCAGAGTCAGGTTCTAATGCGATCCAATATTGTACGTTCTTACCTCTAGAAATGAAACTAGATATTTTTGCTTTTGAGATTGCTACATCGTAATCATCTGGTATCATTTTAAAGTTTTCTGATTTAAAGTAAGCAGTAAACTTAACATCTGATTCGCCAATTACAGTAGATACTTCGTTAGAAGTTTTATTCTTCTTATCTGTTGCAACAAGTTTAATGTTTTTACCATCACCTATTACAGATACATCTGGTAGATTTAACGTTGTAACACCTTTGTGTAATTCTGCCAAGTCATCATTCTTTAATGTAAATGTGACATGATTGTCTGGCATGTTAATCTTGTTAGGTGTAAATACAGTATTTTTATCAGAAAAGAAATACTTAACTGATTTACTAGATTTAGCCTCACTGATTGTCATGCTAGCACCACCATTAAATTTAAGTTCAGGACTTTTAAATAAGTCTAGTGATCTTAAAAATTGTGGTAGATCATAGATAGCAAATTCGCTATCAAATTTTTCTTTTATTTCAGCTTCTGCTAAAATATTTCTCATATTGGAAATAGTTTGTATTTTATTTCCTGGCTTAATTAAAATATTCTGATTGATATCAGAAAAGTTTTTAAGCATTGCGATTGTGTCTGTTGACAAGTTCATAATATATTCACCTTTTTTCATTGTTTAATGGAGCGGATACTTGGTACTGCCCCAAGTTCTAAAGATTGGAAATCTCTCATAATACTTTTATACTATATCCGCATTATTGATCCTATTACAGATCAAATAAAAAGTCAAGCCTTAAACTGACCTCTTAATTTCTTCACTTTGTAAGTAAGATAAAACGTTTTCTGGAGAAGAAACACCATATGGATCCGAAGGATCATTGATATCTCTACCAGGTTCTACAAACATTTTTTCTATCTCACAATCATTTATTATAGCTGCATATCTCCAAGAACGGTAACCAAAACCAATGGCCTCTTTAGTAACTAACATATCTAATGCTCTTGTTAGTTCACCATTACCATCTGGTATCATCTTAACGTTTTGAATATTTGAAGCATGAGCCCAAGCATTCATAACAAACGAATCATTTACTGATACACAATAAACTTCATCTATGTTATGTGAAATTTTAAATGTTTTACACATGGTCTCAAAACCAGGTAGTTGTTGTGACGTACAAGTAGGTGTAAAAGCACCTGGTAAACTGAATAAAATTACTTTCTTATTTTGAAATAAGGTAGTAGTTGTTAAATCAACCCACTTGCCAGTTTCAAAGGTACACTCGCCGTTTTCTGCTAGGTCGCCTACCCTTGTTTTAAATGTTATATTTGGTATTTTCATAATATACTCTCATTATATAATAAAAGAGGAAGGAAGTCAATGCTCCCTTCCACTTTTTTTTAGTTTATTTTATCTGTATTTTTCTAGCCTTTTTGTTCTCTGGTATGATTCGTTCCATAGAAACACTTAAAAGACCATCTTTTAGTTCAGCACCTTTGATTTCTACATCATCAGCCAAAGTAAAAGACTTGGTAAACATACGTTTGGCAATACCTTTGTGTAGTATACCATCGTTTTCCTCAACCTCTTTTTCTGATTCGTCTTTAACAGATTTAATAGTTAAGGTGTTATTTTCAAAAGACACATCTACGTCCTTCTTACCATAGCCTGCAAGAGCAACCTGAATATCATAGGTATATTTACCTGTCTTAATGATATTATATGGTGGATAGTTTGTAGTTGTTATAGAATCATATTGATTGTCAAACATTCCTTGGAAGTGGTCAAACACATCATCAAATCCTACTGATAGTGGTCTTAATTGATTGAAAATTGAAATTGCTTTATTAGTCATATTATCTCCTTTGTTAAGCAAGTTAATTTAAGTAGACCCATTATGGCGTCTACAGTTATTTATATAGGGATTGTTTTTTAAATTACAACCCCTATAAAAATTATTTATATAGTTGTCAAGAAATTACTTTCTTTATTTTTAACATCTTGTCCTAAAAAGGCTTCAATATTCCATGGCCAATTACCATGTTCCTTTTTATACTTGTATGCTTTTTCTATACCTCTTTCAAGTTGTTCAAAAGATTTTTTCATATCTTTTCTTCTTGTATCAAGACCTCTTTTTTCAGTAGGTGCTTTAGTATGCAATATAAAGTATGAAGCTTTATCAGTTTCATCTAATCTTTTTAATGCATTGGTCAAATACTCATATTCGTATCCTTCTAAAACTGACCAACCAAATTTATCTCTTTTAACATCGTGACTTCCACCACAAACGTAAGGGTGTTTTTCACCTTGTTTGATATTTTTTTCCATAAATGATGGTATATCACTAGACGGAAAAGTTCTTACATCTTGATAAGCACCATTTTTTCTAACAGTTGCCTTAACTATTTTTTTAAAAGTAGTATGATGTAAATTTGAGGTATTCTCTGTAAGATAATCAGTTATTTCCTGCTCTGTATTACCTATAAGAGTTTTACTAATTAGATATGACATAATATTAGTCAAGTCATCAGCTGTACTTGCAAGTTCAGGTTGATGGTCGTTTTCTCTAATTTGTAAAGTTGACATTGCCAAATCAGATTTAACACCTCGTGTTCCTAATTCGTATACGTCAAATATCCACTCACTAACACCCATTTTTTCAAACGCTGAAAATCTATGAGCACCAGCAACAAGTTCATATTCATAAAATACTCCGTCAACCCATTGATGTTTTTTTGTAACAATCGGTGGTCTTTTAGAGTAATCTATTTCCTTTAAAGCTACTGCTAGTTTGTTAATGTGGTCTTGATTAAGATATTTTTTCCTAGCTCTGTTAAGAGTTTTACCCTTAGCAGTCTTTGGTACATATATCTTATTTGTTGGTATTATTTTTGTTTCTATGTGTTTTGAACCAGGAGAAACAATAAGAGTCCTGGTTAGTTTGTTTATTTCTAACATTTTTTCCTTTTTTTTAGTGAAGCCAACACAGGAGCCAAATGCAACCTATTGGTCAACTTCTATTATAAGTGGTGTTTTCGTTTATTTAAGGACCATAAAAACACCAAAAACGTTAGTCCATATCCGAAGCTTATAAGCTTCATTTAACGCTGTCAAAAGGACTTACGAGCAGCCTTGACCATAATATATATATCAAATATAGCGTTAAATCTATAAATTTCTTTCACGTAATTTTTTAGCTTTCCTGCTATTAGCAATCATTTCTTTTTTCTTCCTTCGTTTTTTTTCTGAAGGCTTTTCAAAATACATTTTCTCTTTATATGTTTTAAGGAAATTATCTTTAAGGTGCTTACGCTTTAATACACGTAATGCTTGTTCTACATTTCCATTTCTAACATCAATTTTAATTCCTGCCATTTTATCCTTTCTGTAGTGACTGCCTTATAACGTGGGTGGCCACTACACCACCCACAAGGATTACACTAAACGATTTAGATATTGTCAGAGTCTTCCGACTCATCTTTATCCTCGTCAGTATCCGATTGAGCAGCTAAATCCTGTTGTCTATTTTGTTCCATAATGTCTTCAACACTTGAACCAGAATCTACTTTAGTATATAACTCTACAAACGAATTTTTTGTATCATCATCAAATCTATTAGTACACATTTGAATAGCTTTAACTTTATTATTAAATATAGCATAAGCTTGTGTTATGTGGACTAATCTTCTTGTTGAGATAATCTCGTCTACACCACCGTCAAAATAAGTTTTTCTGATAACGTCAGCCCATGTAGTCAACTTCTCAATGAAGCCTTTGTCTGATTTACCAGCCGCTTTTAACGTATTGGTTAATATTTTTTTCTCAATAGCCGTACTTGGATATTTCTGTTCTAATGTAACAGGAAATCTTTCAAGAAAAGCTTCGTTAAGAATGTTAGTTCCGATAAACTTACCGTCTTCACTACCTTGACCTTTAGTATTGGCAGTAGCAACAATGTTAAAACCTGGAGCAGGCTTAACAAACTTGTTTATCTTTTTAACGTATACACCTGATCCTTCAAGTATCGGTTGTAGACACATAATTTTATTAGAAGCTAAATCAACTTCATCTAATAATAACAATGCACCTCTTTCCATTGCCTCAATAACAGGACCGTTTTGCCAAACAGTTTGGCCATCTTTAAGTCTATAACCACCTAATAGATCGTCCTCATCGGTTTCAATTGTTACGTTAACTCTGATTAATTCTTTTTTGGCCTCAGCACAAGATTGAATTACACCCATAGTTTTACCATTACCAGATAAACCAGTTATGAATATAGGGTAGAATCTACCAGATTTTACGATAGATTTTACATCTGTATAGTTACCAAAAGGTACGAATATAGGATCCTTTTTAGGAACAATATCGCCAACTAAAGATGAAACAATATAAGCGGCTTCATTTTTAGTTTCTTCAGCAACAGCTGTGGTCGTTTTACTTTTAACTACAGATTTTGTAGGTACTGAAACGTCCTCACCATCTACAGGTAATTTGAATAAAGACTTACCTAACTTGTAATCTTTATTTTTAATCAACCATTGTGGAGCATACTTACAACCAAATTTTACATTGGCTTTCTTTAACTGCTCTACAGTTAATTCTTTTTTGCCAAACATAGCGTAAGCATGTTCAACAAATTGTGTTTGTTTAGTGTTTAACATAGTGTTATCCTTTTTCCTTTTGTTACGTTGTTTTTATCCTTTATCCTATCAGGTTTTGCCATAGAAAGCAAGCCTAAAATAACTGTTGATACCAGTATCATCTAGGCGACCTCCTCTATGAATTTGTTTAAAAGTGTTCTAGAAGTGATTCGTCCTTTCATACTTTTACTAAATACGTTTTTAATCTGGCCTGGTTTGGCGTCATCTTTGATTGTAGAAAGATCAGTATTCTCAACTTTCATAGTTTTACCATTAAGTAAGAAATATCTATTGTAACCTCTATGAGTTACAACGGCACACTTCTCTTTAAGAAAGGCTTTTTTGATATCAGCCATACGCTTTTCTCTTTGCTCGTATGTTTTACAATCTCTAACATAGTCACCAATTGTCCACCATTTAATTTGTTTTAATACAAAGAAACCAATTGTCTTAATGTTATGTTCTTTTTGAATCATACCTAACAACTGATTAGTTAATTGTGATCTACCATCTTCGTTAACATATTGTTTTTTACCAACTTTAATAACAGTTCTAACTGGTACATATGGCTCATTAGTATTTAAAGAACCTCTTAAATCATCTTTATGTTTTTTGGTAAGTTTACCATCAATGTCAACTAGTTTACTGTCACCACTGTAATTGGCACCACCATCTGTTAAGGTAATAAAAGTCATCTTCTCAATATTGTATTTTTTCTTAAACAAAGGTACTAGTTTTAAACAACTAACTAAAGCTTCGTTAAGTGGAGTAGTACCTAAACTGTATTGACTAGGCATATGAAATCTACTACCCTCGTATTGTGGTTTGCTATCCCAATATGAAGCTCTAGTGTGATTATCATAACATAAACCCATGTTGTAAAGATACATAAGAGACTCTTCTAAATCTTTCTTTTTAAGAGTATGATCTGCCATTTCAATTAGATTATAATTTTCTAGATACATATCATTTGCTTTGTATTTCCAACTAGACTTTGTTGGATCCGTATCTCTATGATTCATGCCTTGTTTATTACAATATTCAGTTGTAAATGCATATACTTTGAAAGGTATATTAATTTTTCTACAAAACATTACTAGATTAATTAATTGATCAATAGTTTTTTTAAGATCAGCACACATACTACCAGACCAATCTAACAACATCATCATACCATGGTTTTTTTCTGTAGGTAATACAGTTAATCTTTTGAATATATCATCACTGAATTTATAATCTTTTAATTTAAGAGGATCAATAGTACCTGTTTTATCAGTACTTGCTCTTTTATAAGCAGTAGCAGATTTTTTCATTTCAAACTCTTTAACAAGATAGTTAACAGTTTTCATGTTATCACTTGTATACTTTTTAAAATCATTTCTTAACCAGTTTAGATATTGAATTGTACTAGAATAACTGTAAGTTTCTGTAGTAACATATTCTCTCATTTCTTTTAAGAAAGTTTTATTTCTAACAACAATTTTTTCTAGATTAGAATCTGGTAAAGTAACATAACTGTAATCGTATTTTGTCTCTGTAATATTTGCTGTGTTTTCTTGATACTTCTTATCAGTAATAGCAATAAATTTTCTAGAGTCTAAACCAGCACCGTCTGTATTCTCGGCACCCTCGCCGTGAGTTGTAGAATTTTGAGAGTCACCATTAGTATCTACGTCACCTTGCTTTTCTTCTTCATCTTGCTTTTCAGCAGACTCTTGTTCTTGATCACCTTGCTTTTCTTCATCTGATTTTTCAGGCTTTTGATGTTCATCTGGTTGTTTGTAAAGTTTATCTAAAGTACTACCAGAAAACTCACTATTTTTTTCTTGTTTTTTAGTTTCTTTTTTCTGCCAATCTAACATCTGTTTAGCTAACTTAACTACATCTGTAAAAGATTTTAAAGCATTAACTTTTTTAATCCAGATATTATCTGTAGTAGAGAAAAATATTGGTAATCTTTTTGAAGACTTATAAAAAATATTGATCTTATCAATTAACATGTAGTCTTTATTAATATCTTTGTCTTTAGTACCAAAGAAATTTGCTTTGTTAAGAATATCAAAACCATTAATGTAATTTCTAACTACACCAGGATATTGTGTTTGTATTTTTTTATCTATTCTACAATCTTCTAGTACATTTACATAAGCACGTAGCTCATCATCTTGAATTTTTGCCCACGACTTATAAGGAGTAAAGAGAGCATGAGCACACTCGTGGGCGATAAGCATGTCATAAACATCTGGCGATTTTGTTTTGAATATTGGTAATGTAAGTACTCTGTTTTTTACATCAAACGAGGCAGTACGTACATTGTTATGTTGAATAGTTATATTTTCTGTAGCGATAAGTTTAGCTAGTTGACTTTTTTGGTCAAGGCTAATATTTGTAGTGGTATTTTTTTTCATATACACTTATCCTATATGGAAAATACGAAAAAGTCAAGCCATTAAATATCGTTGATTTTACTTACTTTTTGAAAGAACACAACCAGAACATTATATTTTTCATGGTAGATTCGTTATCTCCCTACCTGATTCAAGTACTTTTCCTTGCATTGTTCCCAATCAAGGTATATTAAATCATCATAGAAATGTGATTCTTTAGAGAATCTATCGGTTGCTAGTAAGTTTTTAATTCTTTTAGAGGCATGTTTATCTTTCCATACTTTAACTAATGCTTCGGTAGATGAATCGAATCTAGATATTAAACCATCATCTTTTACTTCACCTCTTAAATACTCATAAGTGTTTTCATATAGTCTTGCAAAATAGATACCTCTAGCATGATCTGTTTTAATTAATGATTTTTCTATACCCATTTTAGAGTAGGTAAACATATATGATCTATTCTTATGATCTCTCTTTAATGGTTGGCCGTTGGCTCTTGTTGCCTCATACCATTCAAAGTATTTTCTAGTATGATTTTTCTTTAACCATTGTTTAATTAATTTTTTAGTTTCCGGTTGTGGTTCATATGATACTGATCCCATAGTAAAACCCATACGTTTCCAGTATTTTAAACCATCATATTGACTTAATGTGTTTGCTTTTGCTTTACCATATAAAGATGTTGTGGTAACACCAACTAGTTTGTCACCATACTTTTCTTGCCATATTCTCTGTACTTCATCTGATAAACATAGATATGCTAATAGTTTACCACCTGTGTAACTATAACCTAGTGGTTGTGTTGGTACAATAGAAGAACCAATTGCTGTATGATTAATCATACCACCAAAAGTTTTACTCTGTCTATCCCAGCCAATAGCACTGTCTCTAGGTGTTAAATCCATAAAGTCACCAGATATACAAATGACACCTAGATGTTTACCTGATCTATTATCATTTACATTAAAGAATAACTGTCTACCAATATTACTATTGTTTTTCATAGTAGATAAGAAAGTTCTTAATGTATTCCAGTTCTCTGATAGTTTGGCAGTTCTTACTGCTTTGCCTTTGAAATTCTTTGTACTATCATCTGTAAATTCTAATACAGGTTCTAACTTATCATAATCTTCAGGTGATTCGGGAATCCAGATATTGTTTCTAACTGTATCTATTTGAGTTCTTTGTTCAGGTGATGTTAATATTTTTTCAGTACCATACAATGTAGTTGATTCGGTTGTAGGATATTTTCTATGTACTTCTTGCCACTTTTGAAATAATGTATACTCTTGTACTGTCATTTTAGACACGTAACCAAGGTCTTTTTCTATGGCTTCTTTAAGTACTCTCTCGTCTATATCTTCTAAATTAGATATATCATTTTCGCCTTGAAACTGTTGCCACTTTTTTTCAACGCCTTCTAAATCTTGTTTTGCGTGTATATCAAAGTCTTCTTTTTGTACTGCTGTCATAATATAAAGGTATCATAAAGTATCCTGATTGTCAAGCCTAGACTTTTTCCATCTCCGCCTTGTGTTTTTGATAGGCTTTCATCTGTTTTCCTGCCTTTTTGTATGCTAAATCTAGTTTCATTTTAGATACACCATCTATAAAAGTCTTGCCTAATGTGTGTTCATACTCATGCTGGAATACTCTACTAACAACACCATCAAGGTGGCCTTCTTGTAAGGCACCGTTCTCGTCTTCATACTTAACTACCACTTTTCTAGGTCTAGTTTTTGATATGAATACAAAAGGAAAGGTTAAACAACCCTCTTTCATTACTACTTCTTCCTCACTTTTACTAACTATAAATGGATTAAAACATGCCATTTTTAAACCTTTTTCTAAATGATCGTGAGCACCTAAAACAAACATATTGAAAGGTAATCCTACTTGATTTGCTGTAAGACCTATACCACCATATTTTAACATTGTCTTAAACATTCTATCTGTTAGTTCTTTTCTATCCTTGAAACCATGTTCTTCTAACATGTCATCTGAAAAAGGTGCTATTGCTGATTGTATTCTAGGGTCTCTTGGTGGTATTAGTTTAAAAGTACCATCATCTACATTATCTTTTGGTGTAATAAAACCTGTCTCTGGTTTTTTATCTGTTTTTTCTGTAGTCTTATCTTTATAAGATTTAGGACTCTGTTTGTTTGCATTAGCAGAAAGCTTATTCATCTGTACCTTTGGCTTCTTCATTACATTTTTTTGTGTACTTCCCATATTATCTCCTTATGCTGGTTGTAATCTAGTGAAGTTTTTATACTTCTCATACTTGATTATATTTGTAAATTTATCAAACATTATATCGCCTTTATGTGATATGATAAAGATGTTTTCTTTTGTAAGTTGTGTTATTATCTTAAAGAAATCATCTGTACCTTGGCCATCTAAACTGCCGTCAAATATCTCATCTAGTATTAATAGATTTGTATTTGTACTGTTTTTCATCTTTGCGATATGTCGCCACGTAAATAATAATGCAAGGTCTATTCTCATTTTTTCACCCTCACTAAAGTTATTATAATTAAAAGTATCTCTAAATCTACTTTTTACTGTCTCATTAAACTCCTCGTCTAAATGAAACGATACAAAGAAATCCATGGCCTGTAAATGTTGATTAATTAAGTTGTTCATTATTGGAACATACTTACGTATAATCTGTGCCTTGGCGCCTTTGTCATTTAGTATCTCTCTTAATATATCTACGTAATTTTTTTGTTCAACTATTCTGTCTCTTTCAACTTTAGTTTCTTCTAATTGTTTATTAAGTTCTTCTAGTTGTGCCTCTATTTCTTTACCATCAACTTGTTTGTTTTCTAACAATCTTATTTCTTCATGTATTCTATTGCTAAATTTGTTTATCTCATCTAAAGAAGTTTCAAATTTAGATATATCAATATTTAATTCATGTATCTTTTGTGATACTTTATTCATTTCTGATAGTTTTAATTCTGTATTAGCTATCTCATTTAGTATTTCTTTCATACCATCTGATAGAGTTTTTACTTTTTGTTTAGTTGCTTCTATTTTTTTTACTTTAAATTCTTGATCTATAGGTTGTGTACATGTAGGACAGTTATCATTATTCTCAAAAAACTCTAATGTTTTTTGGTGGGTAGATAGGTTAGTCTCTATTTTAGCCTCTAGTTTAGACAGTTGACCTACCTTTGTTTGTACCTTATCCTTGTTTTCTACGTCTTTTTTCTTATAACCTATTTGTTCGTTTAATTCTTCTATCTTTTTAGCATAGTCTTTACTATCTTCTTTGTTTTTGTTAACCAGCTGTTTCTTACCATCTAGGTCGTTCATATTAAGGTCGGAGATAGCATTGAAGTGGTTTAACTCTGTCTCGTACTTGGTTTGTATTAAATCAGCACGGTGCTTCATTTCTATAACCTTTTTAGCCAAGTCTGATTGTTGACTTCTTAATATCAAATCCATAAGTCCAAATACTCTAATGTCTAATATTTCTTCCACAACCTCTCGTCTGTATCTAGGTTTCATTTTCATAAATGGTTCGTATGATGAAGACCCTAATAAAACTACTTGTAAAAAAGACCTATAGTTAAGTCTCATTATATTTTGTTCTAGATATTTTTGATAGTCTATACTATTGGCGTCTTGATTTAAAAGAATACCATCACAATAGATTTCAAATATATTAGGTTTTATGCCACGTATAATTTTATATTGTTTTTGTCCTACAGTAAATTCTATTTCTACAATACAATCAGCATTGTTTATTGAGTTTACTATCTGATCTTTTTTTATAATTCTAAATGGTTTGTTAAATAAAACAAAACATAATGCGTCAAGTAAAGTAGATTTACCTGATCCGTTTTGACCTACTATTAAAGTTGTATGTGATTTATCTAGTTCAACTTCTATAGGTATATTACCTGTAGATAAAAAGTTTTTATACATTATCTTTTTAAATGTTATCACTCACTGGCCTCCGTATATAATTCTTTTGCAAATTCTTTTAGTTTGTGTTTATCTAAATCAGTATCTACCTGTTCAATATAGTTACCTAAAAATGTTAGTGTATCTTCTCCTTGATCTATAGTATCAACTCTAACTGTTTGTGTTATATCATTTGTATCTTCATTTATAATTAACTCATGTATATTTGTATTGTTATAAAATCTTTCTACTAGATTACCATACATTTCTGGATTAGTTTTTCTATTAACAAATAGTTTTACAAAACAATTTTCATAAGAAGATAAATCTAAATTGTCATAGTTTTCTTTAGTATCGTCATATGATAATTTTTTAAATATAGGTAAAGGGTTCTCTATTCGTTCTAGTTCTCTGGTATCTGTATCAAATATATGAAAACCTTTAGGGCAGTTATAGTCTGACCACATAATTTGATATTGTGTACCTAGATAAAAGATATGTCCGTCATCTGATTTCTTATGAAAGTGACCAGAGAATACTTTTTCAAATCTTCTAAAATTTTGTTTCTCTAGACCATGTTCGTTCATAACTCCTTTATGCATTTCAAAACCTTTTACTTCTAAATGACCAAAGGCAATTTGTGATGTAGAGTGATCTAGTTTATGTAGAGTATCTTCCATGTTATCTTCACATATCCATGGTATTAATAATACATCAAGACCATCTAAAGTTATTTCGGTGGCTTTAGTGTATATCTTAACTTCGTTACCTACATTAAGATTTTCTAAAGCATTAACTTCATTTGTATTCTTGTAATATGTATCGTGATTACCTAGTATAACGTGAGTTTCTATATCTAGTTCTTTTAATCTATCCCAAAATACTTTTTTAAAGTTGTGGGCTGTATTATGATTAATAAATTTTCGTCTATCAACTACGTCACCTAAATGTACTAAACATTTAATATTATTCTTGATAAGATAAGGAAAAAACTGCTCCTCGTAAAACTTATTCTGATAATTTATAAAGTGTGGAGAATCATTACGGCAACCAAAGTGTGTATCATTTAGTAGGGCTATCTTCATAATTTTCAAAAAAATAATCTAAACTATTCTTACTTGTCCTTTTCTTACGTTTCTTTTTACTATTTTTAATTTCTTCAGCAATCTTTTCTTGTGCGTCCATTGGTAGATTTTTCTGTAGATATTCAGTCATTTGATTCTTAAACTCTCTATCTTCACCTGGTTGCAAAGCAAAGTCATCTAAATTAGACTTGCTGATTAATTTGTGTTTAATAGTCACTTGCTTTTTCTCTTTTTGTATTCTACGTATAAACGCATAATAGATTATTTGAGTGAAGTAAGCAAACGGATTATTTGATTTTTTACCATCAAAGTTGTCAAGGTATTGTAGACAGTTTTCTATACCATCTGATATCATGTCATCTTTAAAAGTATAATTTATAAAATTAGGTCTGTATGACAAATGATTAGCAATCTTTAAAAAACATGATCCAAGGTAGTTTCCTACTGGTGGTTTATCTTGTTTTAATCTCTTTGCTCTTCGTACAGATTTTCTGTACTTAATCATTGCCTCTAAAAACTCTTTGTTATTAACATAGTGTTCTTTTTTTGTTTTACTCATATTCTTAATATAACACCTTTCAGTTTAAATGTCAATGTTTTAAGCATTTTGGAGCGGGTGATCGGGGTCGGACCGACGGCCTTCTCGTTGGCAACGAGACGCTCTACCACTGAGCTACACCCGCTTAAAAAAATTTCGGTTTGTGCCGAAATCAGCATTGACTTTTTGATAATTTTATGTATAATGAACGGTGTAGCCGTTTGGGGAGAAGCTCCAGGTACTGGTCTCCTCTAATGTAAAGTTCCTTCATCATCGTCATCATATATTGAATCATCAAAGATTCTATTAATTTCTTTATTCTCTGTGGTGGTAAATTTAACTTGCGACTTTTTTACATCTTTGTCTGCCATAGGAATATCTTCGTATGTATCAACAACACCAAGATAACTTTTACTCATACTATCATTAGCACTTGTAATTGTCATTATCTTATCTTTTGGTATAGTAATTTGTTCATCGTTAGTATAGGCCGTCCAACGAATCAATGCAATATAATCCTTGAAACCTTGCACTGTTATTTGTGGCACGTATTTTATTTGTAAAGGTTTTTCTATATTGATTGTTTTGTTTGCAGGATCTAATTGTCTTTTAGTAAAGTCAACCACGCAAACGATATCGTCTCCGTTCACCAACTTAATAATTTTAATGTTATTTTCTGTCTTTTGGTGCATATGATTATTTATCCTTTTTTAGCTCTGCCAATACACAATGAGTACCACCAGTTTTTGTTGTTATATCATAAGTTAATAATGAAGTTTCTTTAAAAACTTTCATATTATACCAACCTTTATTTTTTCCAGGATATTTTTCTTCGTTAGGCAAATAATCATGGAAAATAATTTTAAAATTATCTGTAGTTCTTTTTAATATTTCTTCACAATCATAAACGCCGATTGATCCGTCAACGAATACAAAATCAAAATCAAAATGACTATGCTTTTTCCAATAATCAGTACTTTTACAATGAAATCTGTTTATTGAATCCTCTATACCAACATACTCAAATATATTATCTTTATCAATAGTATATACCTCTGCTCTATTTGCTATTAAAGCAGTTGTACTTTTACCTGTACCGGTACCTATCTCTAATACCTTTTTAGCATAACGACTTTCTTTTAACAAAAATCTAAAATCTTCATCTGATATCATTTCAAATCTATATTGTGTATCTCATAATTAAAATCTTCACCACTGTAAATATTTATCCGTTCACGAAAATGTGCCAACGTATAGTTTTCTTTGTCTTTATAACTTATATCATCTGCTATATCATATAAAGTCGCAGCTGAATCATTATCTTTTAATCTTAATCCACGACCAATACTTTGTAAATTTCTTATGCGAGATTTAGAAGGACTAGCAAAAATAATGTTATGCAAATTCCTAATATTAATTCCGGTTGAAAAAGTGCCGTAACTAGCAACAATAATGGCGTTATCACTTTTCTCCGTAATTTCTCTAATCTTTTCTCTATCATCTGTTTCTACTCCTCCATGTACATAGAATACATTTTTACCCTCTGCCTTTTCTTTTATCATTCTTACAAGTTCGTCACCATGCTTTTCAACATATTGAAATAAACATAGAGTATTTCCTTGTAAATTAGAGGCCAAGTTTCTAATGTATTTGTTTCTTTTTTCGTTTCTTACCAAGTAATCCATCTCCTCTTGATAATTTTTATCTTTCATCATATGCCTTACCTCTTTGTCATGTTGTAATACTAAACATATGATTTTTAATTCGGCTAATTGTTTGTTCTCTTGCAATTCACTTGTAGATATAACTTTGTTGACAACACCAAATAATCCTTCTAATACTAACTTATGTGTTTTTGTACCATCTAAAGTACCTGTAAGACCTATTCTATACTTACATTTTTCTAGTTTAGTCATTATTTTTGTGAGTGAAACTGCCTTAAATAAGTGTGCTTCGTCACCTATGACCATACCAAACTGTTTAAACCATACTTTTGGTTGATTGTATATTGATTGCCATGTAGATATAACAACGTTTTTATTAGTATCTTTATCGTGTCCTTGATATATCTTATGTACGTTTTTCATGTTCCAACCATAATCACCAAAGTCTTTTGTTAATTGTTCTACTAATGATGTGGTTGGTACTATAATTAAGATTTTCTTGTTTTGTTCTTTTAGTCTTAACATGTTAAATCTTACTAATAGATATACTATAAGTGATTTACCAGAGGCTGTTGGAGATAATAACAAACATCTATTCTTTTGTGTTGCATATATAAATGCTTCTTTTTGATAGTCTCTTATTTCCATAGGTACTTTAAGAGCTTTTGTAAATGCCTCTACTAATTTTAAATCAACTTTAGTATCAACTGTTTTAGTACCATCTACTACTTGTATCTTATTATCTTCACACCATTTAAGTATATAAGGATATAGACCGGCATATATTTGACCGGTTGCATAAGAGAATAATCTTATTTTTCCGTCCCATACTCTGTTTCTATATGCAGGAACAAACTTATAACCTGGTACTTCAAAACAAAAATACTCTGATAACTCTCTACGTATAGAGGCGTCAGCGTCTACTTTTAAATAGACATCGTTTACTTTGTCAATTATGATGTATCTTATATCTGGCATTACACAAAAGGAGGACCAACAATCCAACCTACTAAAACCTTTCTTATTCCTTTGGTCACCGGATGTACCTTGTGCCAACTAAAAGAAGGAAAGGATATCAATGTACCTGTTGTAAACTTATCTTTAAACTTTATATTTTGATTAACTCCTTTAGGATTTAAACTTGCAATTTCAAATTCTCCTCCTTCATAATCTTCATTTAAACATAAAGTAAAACTTATCTTTCTAATAAAACCATTAGGGTAAGGCTTAGTATGTGAATCTATGTGCCAATCATAGTGGTCTCCTTGTTCGTATATTGTATACTGAAAAGGTTCAAATTCTTTTAAATCAAAGTTCCATTCTGCTTTTACGTTATGATTAAAAATTACATCTTCTATAGATTGATATAACTCATCATTTTCTTTAATCCAGGCAACCTTGGAACTTCTATTATTATTGTTGCCGTCTTGTATGGCTGCTTGTTGTATTCTTAACTTCTCTGAATTTTCTATTACTCTCTGACACCAATCTTCAGGAAATGTAGATACGGAAATACAATTGTTATTAGTTAAATACACTATACAGCTCCACTAGTAAATCTTTTCCAGTCTATTGCATTTTTAATAGTAAACGTTCTATTAGTTATTTGTCTTAACGTTCTATCTAAAAAGTCAACAACCGTCTCTAAATATTTTACTTTTTGATTTAACTTTTGTACTTCAGGATCGGAATCAATATATTGTGGTACGTCTACCTTTAATAGTTTAAAATTAAAAGGTCTATCTACGTATACTTGTTGATCGGCTTTGCCTGTATAGTATTCCCATTTTACTCTTTTAACTATTCTGTACTCATCTTCAGCACGTGTTAATAGTAATTTAAATTTTGTTAAGTATTTTAAATACTTGTTATGTATTTGAGGTGTTTTTAAAGATTCTAAATCTAACTCAATATCGTTAATATTTAAATCTTTATCTGCTTCTGTTTGTAGTTGTTCTAGGTCCATTATATCTCCACTTTTCTTTCATTTTGTTACTAGTCTTATTTATTAAGATGTTGTAACTGTTGTCCGACTTGCGCCTTTAGTAGCAAAATCGTATATCTTATAATCAAATGTAACAGTTGCTGTAAGATAATCAACATCTGTTGCTTGTTGGTTGTAAGAGAGGCCAGTTAGAGAAATAGGAAATACGTCTCTAAATCTAACTTCTATTACGGAATTATTTTTGTTTGATAACACATTTAACGTAGCGTCTGAAAAAAGACCACCTGTTTTTGGTGGTGCATATTTTGTTCGGCCTGCTTCACCTAATACATTGCTTGTACTACCAGGAAATCTATCGTTACCACTTACTAAAAGATTTTGATGTTCTTTGTTATCTTCAGGAAAACCTAAACCTCTTAACCAACCATGTATCTCTTGATAGTTTTCTAAATTTTCATCTACCAAAAACGTACAAACAAGTCTTTCATAATCTAACTTATCACCAGGTAAAGGTATGTCTTTAAGTGGTGTTGCTTGTGCTGGTGTATTGGCTAATGATATTCCAGGTACTGTTGCAGCTGTACAAAAATATTCTACCTTTGGTAGTTTAGCTATACCAAATTTAAATTGTGTTGGACTTGCATAGTCTAATTTTGTAGGCTGTCTGTTTTTTAGTGTTGTCATAATACTATTTATTACTGTCCTTATCTACTTCATCCCAGTCTTTTTCTGTTGATTTCTTCTCTAATTCTTTTTCGTTTTCAGTTAAAACACGTTCTTTTTTCTCAACTTGTTCTATTTTATCTTCAATACTTTCTAGAGGATTTGGTGATTCGGGTACAAAAAATCCAATATAACATAAGAATGCGAATAAAGCAAACACTTTAATACATACTATTACTACTAATATACCTAGTATTGATCTTAATAAATTTTTCATACTACTATTTATACTACTTTCGTTCCCATGCTTTTAGTTTACCACCTTCAGCAACAACCATTTCTTGTTTGTCTTTTTTCTTTTTATTACTACGACATGTATCCCAGCAGGCCACAGGACCTCTATTGTGTTGTAGTGATTTATAAAATGCTTTCCAAGCTTCACTATCTATTATTTCTTCTAACGTATTATAGTCTTCTATTTTACTTTTTTCAAGCAGTTTTCTCCACTCTTTATCGCCTGTCATATTTCTTGTATCACAATGACAACAAGGTAATAAACGACCTCTATTGTCTACAGCAAGATTCATGTCACCTTTAAAACACATAGGTTTCATAGTTATATCTGACTTAATACCATTTTGTTCATCTGTTATAACATTACCATTTTCATCATACAAATTTGTTCTACTAGGAACCCTTGCTAGTTCATCATATTCACTTACATGTGGAAAATTAAATTTTATTGTCATAGGTTTATTGCATTACTGCAACCTTTGGATTAAATGTTTGTTCTTCTATACGTAACTTTTCTTTGCCTTTAGGTATTAAAGGGTCAGAACCATCATCTTTATACCATCTTGAAGAATTAATTAAATTAAATATTACACCAGCTTCATCAGCCATTTTTATACACTCATCTAAATCATTTTCATTATAACTAAAAAGTATCATTTGCCATATAGGTAATTTATTTAAGTGTTCTTTGGCTAATAACAATCTTCTAAACTGTTTTTCTCCGTCTTGATTTTTTCTATACTTATGACTATGTTTAGGTAGACCATCTATACCAAACCACCATTGTGTATCAGGATTTGCCTTAAAAGCTTCTACAAAATATTCATCTGATTTAAATGATGAGGCATTATGTACTTGACTTATTTTTCCTTTTTCTTTTATCATCTTTAACATATCAATAAAATGAGGGTGGTGTATAGGGTCTGAATATTGACCACAAAATTGTATTCTATCAAAGTAAGTAGATATCTTATCAAATTCTTCCATTGTTATATCTCTACCTGGAGTCTTTATTGAATTTCCGTTTTGATCTTTATCTTGTCTAGCACAACGCAAACATTCTAAAGGACACCTATGAGATAAATCTAAATTTACTTTGCTAGACTGAAATAATCTTTTATTATATTTAGGATTATGACGATATTTCATACCTTCAAAAATTTTATTATCACTCATACTTTTATTTATACCATTATTAGGACCAAAAAAAAAGGGGACCGAAGCCCCCTTTTTTAATAAAACGTCTAAACAACGTATTACATGATGTTTGATACTTTAACTTTTTGGTAGTATCTGTTTGAGTTAGGTGTACCAGAGTCAGTAACTCCAGAAACAGCACCTGAAACAGCACCAGTTTCCGCAAATGGGTTCGCAACTAAACCGTATCTAGTTTTGAAACCAATTTTTGGTTGGAAAGTATCCTGACCAACTGCTCTCACCATTTGTAGTGGAACATATGGACAATAGAACATACCAGCGTCATAAGGTGAAGTACCTTTGTAACCAACAACGTAGTATTGGCTAGCGCTTGAGTTTGCACTATATGGATCAATGTATACTTTGAATCTACCGTTTAATACACCAGCGAATGTTGAACCAGTGTCATCAACGTTTAGATTGTTGTTTAAAGCAGGCGTGTAATCTAAAACACCAGCCATTTGTAGAGCAGAAGCGACATCAGCAGAACAAATAATCATGTTCCCTTTACCTCTTCTTGTTCTTTGAGCGATTCTGTTTGCGTCTCTTTCCAATTGGAACATAAGACCTTTGAATCTCTCAACTGACCATCTACCGTTAGAGTCTGTATCTAAATCAAATACACCAGCAGTAGTTGTGTTTGTAGCAGCGCCTTTTTCTGAATTGATGTAAACTGATCTAACAACTTCTCTGTTGATTTCCGCAAGGATTTCAGCAGATAGAATGTTTGCTAATTCAGTTTCAGCGTCTAAACCGTGGATTGCTTTTAAATCTTGAGCAAGTTCCATAGTGTATTCTGCTTTAAGAGCTCTGCTTCTTGCAGTCACTGTAGTTTTCTCAATTGAGAAAGCCATTTCAGCAAATGCGTTTGCAGAAGCGTCGCCTAAAGCCTCAGCTTCAGCAGTTGTCATACCTTGACCTCTAGTGTATTCTCCAGCAGGTGAGTCGTTAAGTACAGATGGATTAGTTCCTCTGTGCTCAGTAACACCGTCAGCTGAATTTGAATCACCAGCAGCATTTCTAGATGAGTAATCAGTATCAGCTTCGTCAAATAGAGCTTCTGCTCCAGTTGCTGAAGTATATCTTGATCTCATTGCGAAAATAAGTCCAGTTGGACCAGTCATTGGTTGAACACCAGCAATATCGTAAGCGATAAGGTTTGGCATTGCTCTTCTTACTAATGAAATTAAAATTGGATCCCAATTTGAAGTTCCACCAGTGTTGTTTGTAGGAGCAGCTTCAGTCATAAATGCGCTGTCTTCCTTCATAGCTCTTTCTTGGTTTTCCAAGATCGTAGCAGTAACGGCACGTTTGTAAGAATCACCGATTTTTGGTAAATCAGGATGCTCTAAAACTGGCTGCCATTTTTTTTCGTATTGTTCTGATAAATACATGTTTTTTATCTCCCTATTATTATTATTTGTTAGACAATTTAATGTCTTTTGTTTGACTTATAGCGGCACTATAAGCAGCCATCGCATTGCTTAGGTCCTCACTAGGAGTTCCTTCGCCAGCCGCTACTTCATCTATACCGTCACCAGAAACGTCTTTGGATTTAAAGTAAGACTCTTTAATTGTCTTAACTTTTTCTCTGTAATCTGCTTCTGTTGAATAATCTACTTCTTCAGCAAGTTTGTTGAATTTTTCTTTTGCAGTTTCGGTTAAGTCTTTAGAAGCTTCATCTAAAATTTCAGCTGCTTTGTACTTATTACCTAACTTACTTAATTCAACATTCTTCTCTATTGACTCGTTAAGTTTCTTTTCTAACGTTTCAATTTTTGAAGCTTGATCTTCAAGTACATTATATTTTTCGTCTGGAACATTTATGTAATGGTCTTCAAATAATTTTTTTAGACCACTGATAAAGTCCTCAGCGATTTCGCCTTTGATTCCTCTTTCTAAAGCAAGTTCGTTTTCTTTCATCCATTCTTCTACCACGTATGATAGGTAAGAATCAACTTTTTCCACTAACTCAGCTTTTGCTGTAGAGGTTTCTTCCTCGAATCTTTTATTGTAATCCGTTTCCATTTCTTCAGCGATTTCTTTTACTTTAGATTTAATTGCTGTTTCAAAAATAGTTGCGGCTTTGTCTTTAAATTCTTCCGATAAGTCAGCATTTCCAGCAACAAGAGCGTCAACATGTTCTTTTACGTCTATGTCTTTTTCTTTTGTTTCTGTTTTCTCGTCATCTTTTTTCGCTTCAACTTCTTCTTTTTTAGTATCAGCTTCCTTGTCATTTTTCTTGTCAAGGTATTTTTTCAGACCAGCAGGCATTTCGCCTTCTTTAACTGTTTCTTTATCGTCAGCTTTTGTTTCTGTAGACTCTAATTTCGTATTGTGTCCTGCTAATTTTGGCATTGCCTCAGGAGCACCTTCAGATTTTTGAGGAGCCTGACCAGAAACTTCTTTAGTTGATTTTGAAGCATCCGGATTGCTATCTGTAGGTTTAACTACAGCTGCACCTAAATCCTCAGCACCGTTTGATAGGTGAGTTGGTTCAGACGCTACAGCGTTCTTTTTCGGTAGATCAGCATTCGGGTTAGCATTCTCAGCTACTGCCGTATTTTGATCTGTTGTTGCTTCAATGTTCTTTAAGTTTTCTGACATTGAGATATCTCCTTATTATTTATTTTTTCTTTAACTAGTTATAAATTCTCGTGTTATATTTATAAAACTAGAGTTTTTTAAGAAAGTCCTTAAAAACCTCTGCTTTAGCTTCTGCTAAGGCAACGCTTTTAGCCCTTTCAATACTTGTTTTCCAGGCACTAATGTCCTTTTCAACAAGAACGCCATTGTCCCATACCCAATTTTTACTCTCCATTATGCCTTCTACGAAAGCGTCTGGAGCGCTCGGATCTGCAACAATATCGGCAGCTGTAGCTAAATAAAAATCTCTACCTACATAATTAACACCACCTCTTTGTGACAAAGAACCCATACCTCTAGATGATACACCCAATTGAGCGCCTTCATCAATAAGACCTTTTACAATCTTACCGTAAGGTGTGTTCATTATCTTAGCTTCACCAATAAAATTAGTACCATCTGGATAAAGAGTAGTAATCATATGTGATACTCTCTCTAGATTTACTGTTGGACTGTCTGGATGTCCAAGTTCACCAAATGCTCTTTTTTTATTAATAAATTCTGCGTTATATCTACTTACTTCCTTTTCAAGTATCTCTTTTTCATAGACACGTCCATTTCTATTCTTTATTTCGGATTGTAAGAAGACACCTCTAATTTTATAATTCTTTTTGCCGTTCACCTCTTCGGTGATGTATTCAGCATTTTGTACTTCTTCGGATATTAATTTCATAAATTCCCTCTATGTTTAAAACTTCCTTATATTTATAAGATTTTTTACCTAAACTCTAGTAAAATCGTATAATTATCGCCAGCTGCAAAGTTTTTAGTAGATAACAATACATCACCTGTAGGTGTTGTGGAATTGTTACCAATTTCATTTCCAGAAGTTCTTAAATCCCAATGACCATTTCCAGACAAGAAAGCAATCGTAGAATTTACAGTACCGTCCCATAGCAACTCAACTGCTGATTTATTATTGTTAGTATTTACTGAATACCATATCTTACTTAACTTTCTATTACCATCTTCGGTCATAAAAGTTAACGCTGAAGCGTCTATTTTTTTTACTAAAGTTTCTCCAGTACCGTCTGATACGTTAGTCATTTTAACAACATATTTTATACCAGATGTATCTGATATGGTTTGAGTTGTAACTGTATCTGCCATTATTCTTCTCCTAATTTCTCTAATTGTTCAGTTATTTCGTCATCAAAATAACCCTCTAATTGTTCTTTTTCTATAGTGTTAATAGTAGCAACATTGTCTACAGCAAGTTCAAATTTTTCTGCCAAATTATCAACAGTAATATTTTCGTCTTCTTCTATAGTTTTGTATACTTGTTTAACAGCGTCTTGTAAAACAGGAGTTAATTGTTTAAATGCGTTACTGTTAAATAGTTTTTGTTCTTCCACAATGTCACTCACTCTTAACATTTAATTATACCTCTGGTGTATCAACTGCTGGTGTTTCAACCGGCGTATCAACTGCTGGTGTTTCTGGTGCTAAATCAGCAGATGGTTCTGCTACTTCAGGAGCCGTAGCTGCTGACATTTCTGCACCGGTTTGACCTGCTGTACCATCAGCATTTGTAATTGTTCCGTCTTGATTGAATTGTCCTGGAGTTGCTACTTCAGGTTTCTTATCACTAAAAGCACTTGCGTTAAACATATTGCCAGCAACATCTTGTCTTTTCTGGTCTAATGCGTCACCTACTTTTGCTCTTAATGCGTCTTTAAAAGCGTCACCGGCTTCTGCGTTTTTACCGGCACCTAATTTATCTATAAAGTTTTTTACTTCACTACTCATAATTGTTCTCCCATTAATTTATTAATTGAACGAATCCTCACTATCAACAACCTGATCTTGTGGTGATGATATAATTCCATCGTCAATTTCTTTTTTGATTTGACTATCAATCTTCTCTATATCTTGATCAGATTGTTTTAGTATATTTTTTCTAACATACTCAACTGAAAAATACTTACCAACATAATCTCTTACATCGTTAGCCAGTTGTATTCTATCTTTTAACATTTCAGCCTGCTTTAATTCTGCAAAGTGACCGTCTTGTAAAAAATCATAAAAAATATTATCTCTAATCATTGGCCATTCTTCTTCAGCAATGATTCCTTTTAATACTAATTGTGTTTTTAAAATATCATTAAACAGTTCAATAAATTTCTTTCTTAATTTCTGAACAAATTTAGTAAATTTTAATTCGTCTCTTGTTATTTCTGTTGATCTTCCTAAATTAAAACCTGTTGAAGCTTCTAATCTACTTGAAGGTACATTCAATGATCTATAAAGTTTTGCTCTAAAGTATTCTATGTCTGTAATTTCTCCTAGATTTTGACCACCTGGTAATGTAGAAATATCTGTACCTCTGCCACCCTCTCTACTTGGTAACCAAAAGTCTTCTAACATTGACATGTAATTTCTGTCGTCTCTTATTTCACCTGTAGCTGCGTCATACACAAGTTTGTTTCTGTATCTTGCCATAACGTCTCTTAAATATTGTTCAGCTTTCATTTTAGGCAAATTACCAACATCAATTTTAAATATTCTTCTTTCAGGCGCTCTTGCTATTCTGTATATAACAGCAGCGTCTTCAATCATTCTTAATTGATTAACTGGTTTAATTGCTTTATGTAAAAACGATAAAATTAAATTTTTGTTTTGATCTATTAATCCTGATGGACAAAATGCGATAGTATCTACGGCAATTTTAATACCTTGTAAACTAGCACCACCTACACCTCTTTCATTATATAAAAAGTATTCCATAGTTTCGTCTACTAAATTCGTAGCCGATGGAGCAACTCCGTCAGGTCTTCTCTTTCTTACTTCTCTGATTTTTTTGATTTTCCGAGGATCAAGATATTTTAATTCTGTAATACCTTTCTTACCTGTTTCTGTATCAATTATCTTTTGAAAGTATATTCTACCATCAACATACCAACGTCTAAACAACTCGTGGCCTCTACTGTTGAATTGTAGTAATCTTAATATCTCTGTAAATTCTTCTTCAAGTCTTCTCTTAATATCCCTACTGTAAGGAACATTATCTGTCATTAATCTAACAGCCTGTTTATTTTCGTTTGAAACTATTGCCTCATTGACAATATCCTCAATCGCCATATCACATTCTGGATGTATTGAAATTTCTCTGTATCTTCTTATTAGATCCGCTTCAGTCTTTGCGTTTCCTTCCATGTCAAGGTGAGACGCAAAATACCCTCCAGCAGCGACTACTTGTGTACCGTCCTCTGCTTGTGGTGTACTAAAGTTTTGTTTTGGATCGGATTTAGGTTTATCTCG